ACAAAGAAGGTAGAGATAGCGATCGCCACGACAACGGCTGCGGCGGCAGTAGCTGCGGCCCTCAAGGCGGAGCTTGACAAACACCCCGACCTGCCGGTGACGGCAAGCGTTGCAGAAGCCGTCGTCACGCTGACGGCCAAAAACGAGGGCCTCTGCGGCAACGACATCCACGTCAGCTACATCCTCACGAACGCCCCGGGGATAACGGTCACGATCGTAGCCATGGCGACAGGGGCTGCCAACCCGACCCTTGCAGACGCACTTGCGGCTGTCTTTGGGGAACAGTACGACATCATCGTCACGCCCTACAACAACCAGACAGACCTGGCTACCCTCAAGACCCACCTCGATTCGGTGAGCGGTCCCCTGGAACAGAGGCCGGGTACCGGCGTCTATGGAATGAACGGGGCCCTGGCCACAGCGACAACGCTCTCCGGACAGGTCAACTCGGGCCGCATCCTCTGTGCCTATCACCGCTACACCGCGGCAACCCTGGTACAGAGCATGCCCTATGAGATCGCGGCCGCCTTCGGTGCCGTCATGGCCTGGGAAGAAGACCCGGCGAGGCCTCTCAATACACTGGAACTCAAAGGCATCGCGGCAGCCAACATCGCCGACCGCCTCTCCAGAACCGAGCAGGAAAACCTCCTGTACAACGGCGTGTCGCCTACCGAGATCGGCCCGGGAGAGACAGTGCAGATCGTCAGGGCCATCAGTACTTATCTCCAGGACCCCCAAGGAATCGATGACATATCACTTCTGGATATTACGACGATCCGGACGCTTGATTACGTCCGCAAGGCGGTGCGTACCCGTATTTCCTTACGTTTTCCCAGGGAGAAGCTCTCCAGTAAGACACCCCCAAAGGTCAGAAGCGAGATCCTCGATGTCCTTTTGCAGCTCCAGGACCTGGAGATCGTCGAGGAGGTGGAGGCAAACAAAGACGGCCTGATCGTCGAGCGGGACCTGCAGGACCCGAACCGGCTTGATGCGAGGATCCCCGCGGACGTCGTCAACGGGCTCCACGTGTTCGCCGGCAGGATAGACCTGCTGCTGTAAACAAAGAAGGAGGATAATCATGGCAGATGAATATGTAGAACTGGTAACGCTGGAAGTGAACGGCGCCGAGATCACCGATTTCAACAAGGTGTCGGAGAACGATTACGAGGTGCGCCGGGCCGTCAACCTCATGAACAAGACGGGATTTACAAAGACCACTCCCCGGTATGGGGTTAAGGTGGAATATGTGATCCCCAAAAGCCAGACGCCCTTCAACTTTAATGAGGTGGAAAACGGCACCCTCACCATCGATCGCGGCAACGGCAAGCGGATCACCTACGGCGGCGTCTTCACGACCAAGATAGGCGAGGTGTCATACGGCGAGAAAGAGGCCTCCCAGAGCATCGAACTCGGCGCAACGGAAAGGAATGAGTCATGATAACAGAAAAACGCACGCTGCCGATCGGGATCGAGTACAACGGAGAACGTCACCACGAACTCGAGATTGAGCCCCGTCGGGTGTCTCACATGATAGATGCCATGGAAGATGCGCGAGCAACGAAAAACGCTCACTATTCTGAGGTGTGCACGCTCGCCTGTCAGATTACCAGGCTCGGTGACATTCCCAAAGAAAATATTACCGGAGAGTTACTCCTGTCGATGTACCAGCAGGACTTCGAGGTGCTGTCGGAGGCAGCAGATGCGGCCCAAAAACGGGTCGGGGAGTTTCGATCACCCGGCGAAGAAGACACAAAAAGAGCTTAGCCACACAGAAAAACAAACAAACCTGCGACGGGCGGTGCTGGCCATGTTGAAGCTGGGGTTCAGTTACGCGGATATAAGATCAATGTACGAGAAGGACCTGGCAGCCTGGCTCGATGCCCATGAGAGAATTATCAATCCGAAACGCGGAAAGACATACCTCGTGAAAGGGAAAGAAAAACAGATATGAGCGGAAGAAGCACCCTCGAACTGATCCTCTCCGGGAATTCGTCCAGGCTTCTGAGCGCATTGGGCACGGGCGAGCGGGGCCTGAACAGGTTTGGTCGTACGGCCAGGAAGGAATTCGACAGGATCCGTAGCGCCGCCAGTTCGGTGGAGGGAAAGATGGCCTCGCTCGGTGTCTCCATCGGCGCGGGGATGGTTCTGAAGCAATCCGCACAGCTCGACAAGGGTCTTACCCAGATTGCCCAGACTGCTGGAGAAACCCGGCTGAAAGCTGCCGGACTTCGAAAAGAACTCTTCAGCATGGCAAAAGACACCGGGGAAAAGGTCGACGATCTTAAGCAGGGTTTCAATAATGCTGTTCAAGCGGGACTCAACTTCAAGGAAGCCCTCCCCGTCCTCAATGCCACCAACAAGGCGATGGCAGTCACAGGGGCGAATGCCGATACCCTTACCTCCGGGCTGACCGTGGCAGCCACGGCTTTCGAATTCGACCTGGCAAAGCCGAACATGGCGCTCACCCTCCTTGACAAGATGACCGCGGCCGGGCGCCTCGGGAACGCAGAGCTCGAAAACCTCTCCAGCATCTTCGCCCGCGTCGGCGTTAATGCCCAGACCGCGGGAATGGGCTTTGACCAGACATTGGCTTTCATTGAGGCACTCTCCCTTATTGAACGACAGCCCGAGCGCCTCGCGACTCTTGCTGACAGCACACTCCGCCTGTTCACAAACGTCGGTTATATGAAGCAGGCACAGAAGGCCACGGGAATAAAGTTTTTTGATGCCAAGGGCGAACAACGAAACCCTCTGACGATACTCAATGACATCTTCAAAAAGTATGATGCCCTCAAAACGAAACAGGAAAAATTGCTCTTCCTCGGCAAAGCCTTGAAGGGAGCTGACCTTGATACCTTCAAGGGCACGAGGACCTTTCTCAAAGGCGATATGCTGGGCAAGGTCGAGAATTTTACAAAGAAGATTTCCCAGGCCGGGGGCACCATAGAGCGTGATCTCCCTGAAGCGTTGAACAACGCCGTGAGCCAGACAGGACGCCTTGCCGCGGAGATGCGCCGGGCAGCGGACGCATTCGTTCAGCCATTCAATGCCGGCGTTACATCAGGAATCAGAAAGCTTCTCAACTCGAAGAAAGAAGGGGGTTTGGGCCTCTCCGGGGAGCAGATCGCAGTCGGTGGAGCCGCAGCACTGGCGGGAGGATATGCGGCCTATCGCGGCGGAGGGGCTCTTGCAAAGAAGCTCCTCGGCAGATTCGGCGGGACAGCGGGAGGCATTGCGGAGGGTAAGGCCATAGAAGCGGCCACCGGAGTTGCCCCTGTCTTTGTCACTAACTGGCCCGCTAACATGGGAGGTATGGGTGGAATACCTGGCGCGGGTGCGGGCCCCAAGGCAGGCCCCGGTGCAAATGCACTAACCTCAGGCGCAAAGGGTGTGGCTGCTTTCGCGGGCGGTTACGCCGTCGGCACGGGCATCAATTATCTGATCGGGAAACTGATCGAACAAAAGACCTATGGCCGCAATGATTCCCTCGGTGAGTACATCTACGATCTTATCCATACCGACCTGCCCAGTCTCTTCGGCAAGGCCGAGGTGAAGAACGACATAAAGATGAATATAACCGTCGATCAAAACGGCAGGGCCACGGTCACGACCGACGATATGGGTGCCGTCGTCGCGGTAAACAGCATGAACCGGGGGGTCTTCTGATGGCGGATGAGAATAGATTTGAAGCAAAGATAGACGATTTCAACCTCGAGATGGAGAACATCGAGGACTCCATAGAGAAGTCGATCGCAAAGTATGAGTTCCCCTTCCGCCATGGCGCCCTCCTTGAGGATATGGGACAGAAGGCCCGCGTCATCAAGATGCGCTGCTACTGGTACGAGGAGACTTATGAGGTGCATAAGGATTTCGTCAAGCACCTGGAGAAGAAGGAACTCTTCGAGCTGCTTCACCCGAAGTACGGCCTTATAAAAGGCTCCATTGATTCGATCTCAATCCGCCACGATGACCGCAAGAAGACCGCAGAAGTGGACCTTACCTTCACCCAGGGCCTCATAACAGAGGCGCAGGCCGAACCGAAATATATTAACAAGGGCGCCGTCGACTGGGGGGCGGAGGACGATTTCGCTGCCGGCCAGACTGAACTCATCGAGGAGCTGGAAACCGATGTCCGGAACATCCTCGGCGCCGAGGCGATGGAGATCCTCTCGGCCGTCCTGGACCCTGTACAGCCCCTCATCGACCAGTTCACCGGCATCTCGACCCAGGCACGTAACTACGTCAAGGCGGCAGACACCTTCATAACCGGCCTCGCGGGGACGCTGACCACCATCACAAATCCCGTGAACTCACTCCTGGCGATGATAACGTTTCCGAACACCCTGGGCGGCATTGTCATCGGGACACTGGCACGGACTCTGGAGCGATACGTCTCCCTTTACGATACCTTTCGTACCTCACCGACCCGTTTTCTTAGCAGCCTGGCCGGCAGCTTCGGTTCCCTGGTTGATGACACGGAAGACCCGGAGACCGCTCAGGATGAGACAATAACCTCCACATTCTCGAAGTATTCGACTATCGCCTCGGCGCAGCGTCTCGGTCTCGAGACAGCCTATATCTTCGCCGATGACGAGGACAATCGCGAGGTGGTGAAGCGTCTCGAGACAACACCCTCATTCGATGCCCTGGGGAACTACGTCAAGCCGGAATCGACTGGGCAGATCCTTACCGTCGACGAGATCGAGCTGATCCTGGGCAATGCCCGGACAGATCTTCAGGCGGGTGTCGACCTTTCCCGGAGGACGCAGAGCCTGAAAGCCATGGCCGCGGATCTCCTCGCTCACGTCAACGACATCAAGCTGGAGAGGGACAAGATCATAACCGTCGAAACACAGAACACCCTGCCCCTCCATCTCCTGTGCCTGAAGTACGGCCTGCCGTATAATTACGCGAACCGGATCAACAGTATCAACCGCATCAAGAACCCCAGTTTCACCCCTGCCGGCGAGGTGAGGATGTATGTCCGATAATATCGAGCTGCGCGTCGGCAGCACGGCCATCAAGAACTGGCTCTCCTATACGATAGAGGCCGATATCTACACGGCCGATGACGCCTTCTCCCTGGAGCTGGCACATCCCGAGACAGAAGTAACAAAGGGGAAGAGGTGCGAGCTCTACGTCAACGGCACCCTGGAACTCACCGGGATCATCGATCGCGTGAGCAAGAGCTACGACAAGTCCGGACAGAAGCTTAGGGTCGAAGGCCGGGACCTCATGGGGCTTATCGTCGACTCCTACTGCGAGGAGTTCTTCACACTCCAGGGCACGACCGTGAAGTCCCTGGCAGAGCGCCTCCTTTCGCCCATACCCTTTATCAACCGGGAGAAGATCATCTACCAGGAAGACTTCGCGGGACGCGTGAAGAAGAAAGGCAGATCCTCCGGGGACTCCTCGCTGAACCTCATCGATGCCCCTCACAATTTCTCGCAGATCGAGCCGGGCATGACGGTCTTCGAGGCGTTGAAACAATACTCCGCGAGCCGCGGCATGATGTTCTTCTGTCTTCCCGACGGCACCTTCGTCTTCGGCAAACCCAGGGAGAAGGGAACGCCACTCTACACTATCGTCTGCACCCGGGAGGGTAAGGAGAACAACGTCCTCGAAGGGGAGATGGTAAATGATATCTCAAAGCAGTATTCGAAGATCACCGTCATCGGCCAGCAGCAGGGGACCGACGACTTTGAATCGAGCAGGATCAATACAAAGGCCAGCGTGACGGACAGCTCCGTTCCCTTTTACAAACCCATGGTCGTGAAGGATAACAACGACTACCAGAGCCCGGCCCTCCACAGCCGCATGCTCATGGAAAAGGCACGCCATGACGGGTTCCAGCTTCGCTACAAGGTTCCCTTTCACAGTCAGGGTGGCAGGAACTGGACGATCAACGAACTCTGCACGGTCAAGGATGAGGTCCTCGGCATAGAAGGGACGTACCTCATCTACGGCCGGACCCTGGAGCTGTCACGGCAAGGTACCTACACGAGCATAAAGCTCGGCAAACCGGGGGTGGCAAAGTGATACGAGGCATTATTCAATCCGTCGTTGAAGGGGTGATAAAGCGGTTCAACGCCGCCGGCAGGATCGATGAGACCATAACAAACCGGGAGTACTTCCAGCACTACGGTTTCACGTCCCGGCCGCTTGCCGGGGCAGAGGCCATCCTTATCCAGGAGGACAATCACATCGTCATGATCGCCTCAGACGATCGCAGGTACCGGCTTGGCATCGAGGCCGGCGAGGTGTGCCTGTACACGGACGAGGGAGATCACATCCGGATGATGCGTAACAAGGAGATCTACGTCAAGAGCGGCAACAAGCTGACCGCTGACGTTGAGAACGAGGTGACCATCACCACAAAGACGGCCGTGATAAATGCCGTCGACGCCACCGTCAATGCATCGGCCTCGGTGCTCATCAAGGCGCCGGTCGTTACCATCCTGGCGGATTCTATTGTGATGGCGTCTCTCTCCGGAGGCACAGGCGCCTCAGCGACCTTAAGGGGAGACTTCCAGCTTGAAGGAAGCATCACGGCAACGGGGAATATCAGCGCTACAGGGACGATCATCGACGGCGCCGGCAACACGAACCACCACAGTCATTAGGGGAAGGAATGGACTTCAAGATACTGACGGATGAAGACGCGATGGGACAGATGACCTTCGATCCCGCGGAAGACATCATGAACAACGTGTTCCTGAGTCTCATGGTGAAACGGGGTTCGTGGTTCCAGAACCCCGACTTCGGCTCACGGCTCCATCTCCTGCAGCGCGCCAAGAACACCGAGAAGACGGCGGCCCTTGCGGAAGAATACTGCAAGGAGGCCCTTCGGTGGCTCATCGATACCGGAAGGGCGACCAGAATAGACGTACACACCCAGCGTGACCGTAGCCAGGACCTGCACCGCCTCAAGTTTATTGTTGAGGTCACTGAGGCAGACGGCCGCCAGGTCACCTTCGAACGGTTTGTGGAGGTTGTATGAATTTTCAGAAGGACTTTGACGAGCTTCTCAACGAGATCCTGACGGACTACAGAAACCAGTTCCCCGAGGCGGACACGTCACAGGGCTCGCTCATCTTCATCAAGAGCGCCTGCCTCGCCTCGGCGCTCTGGGGCCTCTATCACTACCAGGAGTGGATTTCGCAGCAGATCTTCCCCGATACAGCCGATACTGAGGCTCTCGAGCATCACGCCTGGGTCCGCGGACTCACCCGGACATACAACGAGGCAGATTCAGCACTGCTGGCGCGGCTCCTCGATTACATCAGGCGCCCGCCTGCAGGTGGGAACAAATACGATTACATCAAGTGGGCCCTTCAGATTGATAACGTGGCATCGGCGTACTGCTTCCCTCTTGCCCAGGGCCTCGGGACCGTTGATGTCGTCATCCTGGCAAACAAGACGAACACAGGGGCTCAGGTGCCCTCATCTTACGACACGCTTACGGGGACAGCTACCTCCGTTGCCGCTTCAAAGCTCATCGACGCGGCAGCCACATTCCAGACCTCGGGAGTCACAAAGGGAGATCTGGCGGGGAATACGTCATCCCTCGCAACGGCGAAGGTGGTCTCCGTAGACAGCGAGACGCAGCTCACCCTGGACACGGACATATTCACCGAATGCGGCGATGGGTATACGGTCACGTCCCTCGTAAAGCTGGTCAAGGACCATATTGACGACGTGCGACCGGTCACCGCCTCGGCGGTCAGGGTCCTTGCCCCTTCAGTACTGGAAGAGAACGTGGATCTCACCGTCACCGGCAGCGACGTCAATAAGACACAGGTAGCCTCAGACATCACGGCATGGATGGAAACGCTTATTCCGGGTCAAACCCTGTACCGGTCGAAGCTGGTCCAGATTGCCATGATGAACGGGGCTGACAACGCGACGGTTGTCACGCCGGCAGGCGACGTCACACCCGCAAGCGACGAGATCATCAGGCCGGGGGTCGTAAATGTTGCATAGGGATGTCTTGAGGCTCCTCTTCCCCTCGGAGCTCTCCGGGGTGTTCGACCAGGACATTGAGATCGAAGGGGCCCACCTGGATCTCGCGCAGGCAAGGGCCGAGCAGCTTCTCCTGGAGATGTTCCCCGATAAGAGCATGAAACTGCTGCCCGATTGGGAACGGGTCTGCGGCCTTACGCCAGGCGCGGATGATCCGCAACAGCTGCGCCGGGACAGGGTCATCAGGAAACTCCGCGAGATAGGTGGCCTCAGCATCCCGTATTTCACCCTTCTTGCCCAGTCGATGGGATACACGATCACCGTCGAGGAGTTGTATCCCTTCATGGCCGGGTGGGGAAGAGCGGGAGATCCGCTCTATGTCGAAGAGTCATGGTGGATCTGGAGGGTCAATATCTCAGGCCAGGCCCTGTACTATTTTACGGCCGGCCAGTCGGCTGCCGGCGAGCGGATCCTCTGGTGGCCACCGGTCACGGAGTTGGAGAACATCTTGAATGATCTGAAACCGGCGCACACCTACATCGTCTTTGATTACAGTTAAAGGAGGACTCCATGGCTAAAACTACGTTCGTAAACGGCAACCCGGCACAGGGAATACTGGGTACCGTGGTGACCGCGGAATTTCTCAATGCGGTCAATAAGCATCACCATACCGGCAGGGACGTGGACGGAGAAGGCGCGCTGCCCTATGCCGCTGATACCGGAGCGGCGGATGCGTATGCGATAGCTCTCGATCCCACGCTGAGCGAATACATCACGGGCATGCCGATATTCTTCAAGGCGGCGAACACGAACACCGGGGCATCAACTCTGGACATCAATGGCCTTGGGACAAAGAGCATTAAGAAAAGCACCGACGTCGACCTGGTGGCCGGGGACATCAAGGCAGGTCAGATCGTCCTTGTCGTCTATGATGGCACGAACTTTCAGATGATCGGTGATACAGGCGCCGGCAAAATCGGCGATGTCCGTATATCATTGTCGGCCACACCCAATGACGACGAGATAAAGTTGAACGGTGCGTCCTTGTCGCGGACCGCATATGCAGATCTCTGGGCCTGGGCACAGGCCAAGTCGGTCGTAGTGGAAGAGGCATCGTGGAGCCCAAATAACACTGGAGCATTCAGCAGTGGAGATGGATCGACAACGTTCCGGGTACCGGAGACGCGGGGTGAGTTTCCACGTTTCTTCGATGACAGCCGTGGGGTAGACTCAGGGCGTGTTTTCGGTTCCTGGGAAGACGGTGAGGTCAAGGCTCACGCCCACACCGGAGCCCAGTCACCACAGGTTCAGGCCACTACCGGAGCGGGTTCATATTGGGCTGTTTCTTCATCTATGTCTGGCTCCACGGGTTCTTACGGTGGCAACGAGACCCGCGGTCGTAACATAACCTTTTACGCGTTCATCAAATACAGATAAGGAGGATATCCTATGGAAATATATAACTACCATCCAATTACAGGTGAATATGTCGGAAAGGGTGTTGCCGATCCGAGCCCTGCTGAACCGGGAGAATTCTTGCTGCCGGCGTTTTCTACGTCAATTGAGCCGCCTGTACCCGGGAGCAACCAGGCGGCAGTATATCAATCTGGTGCATGGGCTCTTGTCCCCGACTACCGTGGATCGACCTGGTGGAAGCAGGACGGAACACAGTACATCATCGATGAACTCGGTACTGCTCCTGAGGCAACAGACACAGTCCATGACCCGAGGCCATCGGTCTATCATGTGTGGTCGGGTTCGGAATACGTACTGAACCGGGAAGCCTGGCTGAATAGCATGATCAGGCCCCAACGAGATCAGCTTCTTGATACCGCAGATCTTAAGTACTGCAACGCCGATAAGTGGGAATCTATGACAGAAGAAGAAAAGACAGCCTGGCGGGCATATAAGCAGGCACTGCGGGATCTGCCGGTGTCAATCGACTACGACAACCCCGTCTGGCCCGCGACGCCGGAATAAGAGAGACGGACAGTATCCAAGGGAGTAAGCCCTCCCTTAAACAAGCGTTGGAGCGCTTGACGGGATAACCCGCTACCATCCGCCTGTACCTGACAAGTCGGGGGACTTCAGGTAGGAAAGAGAATGTAGCAGGGAACCCCCGGTAAAATCAAACTCTATTTGAAAAGGAGGGCTACCCCATGAGAAGTTTTCTATCCTATCGCGGCGGCAAGTCGCTGCTGGCAAACAAAATCATCAAGAAGATACCGGAACATACCTGCTACTGTGAGGTGTTTGCAGGGGCTGCCTGGCTGTTGTTCAAGAAGGAAGAATCAAAGGTCGAGATCATTAACGATATCAACAAGGACCTGGTAACGCTGTACCGGGTTATCCAGCACCATCTTGAGGAATTTATCCGCTATCTCAAGTGGATTCTCGTGGCCAGGGAGGAATTCTCCCGGTTTAAGGCCGAGAATCCCGATACCCTCACCGATATCCAGCGGGCGGTGAGGTTCTATTACCTTCTCAGGGCTGGATATGGCGCCAAAGTGGTGGGGCAGACTTTCAACATCGGCCCGACTCGTCCGTCTTCATTCAACCTGCTGAGAATCGAGGAAGAACTCTCCGAAGCCCATCTCCGTCTATCCCGGGTATATATCGAGAACATGCGTTACCAAAAGCTTATCGAACGGTTTGACCGGCCGGAAACCTTTTTCTACGTCGATCCACCCTATTATGGGTGCGAGGACGACTACGGAGAGGGCGTATTCGATCGAGAGGATTTTACGAGGCTGAGGTGTGTCCTGTCATGCATTCAAGGAAGGTTTATAATGTCGATCAATGACGTCCCGGAGATCCGGGAGCTGTTCGGTGATTTTCTCATTGAGAAAGTCTTGACAAGCTACACTATGCCGGGGGCACATAAGCAGAAAAGAGTCACGGAATTGTTGGTCAGGAACTATGTCTGAAAACTCTTGGGCTAAATCCTGAAGTCAGTACCGTAGGTCAGCACTTTCTAATTGAAGAGTACGAACACTAATTATGGACAAAATACCTATAAATAAGCCAGTGGAGTTATTACTGACATTACGTACTACAAGCCATCTGCATAAAAATCTGTGTTTTGGTTATACTGTGAATTTCATATCTTTCTATATTGCTTTCTCAATCGACCGGGAATATGCTATTACAAACAATCGAAAATTGCTAACTTTGTGTACTAAATATTTTATGTGTAAAAACAGCAATAAGGAGCATAACACATGGATAACGAACCAAAATTCGGAATCAAGAACTTCCGGTGTCCACACTGCCGCGTAGTTGCACAACAAACATGGTTAAATAATTATCAACTGGGTTCTATCGTATTTGATATCTATCACCATATATATTTTGACTACAGAGTTAATGTTCCGGACTTCCAGCAAGAAGCTATTGTAAAGTTTTTAAATACAGCGGAGAAGGGGTTTCCTGGCAGTTTAAATTCATTCTTAGCGACAAATCTATCTATCGCCACATGCAAGTCGTGCGGTAATTACTCTCTATGGGTTGATAAAGAAATGGTTTTTCCAAGAGAGGTCCCAATTGAGCCGCCCAGTGATGATTTGAGCGAAGAAATAAAATCTATATACAACGAAGCATCAAAAATATTTTTAGATTCGCCAAGGGGCTCCACTGCATTATTAAGATTGGCCTTGCAAATGCTGTTAAAGCAAATAGGAAAAGAAGGCAAGAACATTAATAATGATATTAAGGAATTAGTTGAGAGTGGACTAAGTTCAAAAATACAAAAGGCTCTTGATGTGCTTCGAGTAGTCGGCAATAATGCTGTCCATCCGGGCCAAATAAACTTAGATGACAACGGTGAGGTAGCATTAAAACTTTTCAAAATCTTGAATATCATTGCTGACGAAATGATAACAAAACCAAAGGAGATCGACACTCTTTATGATGATGTGGTGCCAGAGGAAATAAAAGGTCATATAGCTAAAAGGGACGGCAAAAGCGATTGGGTACACACATAACGTTAGGCGTGACGAAATAGTTCTTGACGATTTTAACTGTGAGGGGACATGGAACAGCAGGATAAGAAAGTAGAAGAACCTAAAGATAAGCAATACGAAAGGCTGAGACAATCAGTAGCTGAAATTATACAGGAAGGATTTGAAGACATGAAGAAAAAGGAAATGGCCTTCTTCGTCAAATCCCTTGACCCAATGATCAACAATATTAAAGACTTGCTTAATACAGCAGAAAAAGAGATTACCGACCTTAAACTAAACATGTTTAAACACAAGATTGCACTCATAACCTTCAACGGAGTGATAATTACCCTCATGGTCGCCAGTAAAGGTAAAATTTCTTTTGGCCTTCCAGCCTTCGTTTTGTTGTTTCTGTCAATCATCGTAGGCCTTATTCAAATAATAGTCTATTACTTTAAGAACGAGTATTCATACCTTGATGGTAGGATGATAAAAAGGCAACTTGAGGCGATATCCGAGCTTTGCAAAGCAAAGCCAGATGACGAAAATACTATTAACGATGCCAAGGCCTTCATCCGAAACATTATGTTGGAGAATAGAAAAACGTATGATAATGTTCCAGCCTTACTAAAGTCGATCGATCAAGAGCACAATCTACATAGGGCATTCCTCAAGTCAATACTAATTGAGCTTCTATTCTTTATTCCTTTTATAGCGGGTTTTGCGCTGGTTCTATATCAGGTATACCTTTATATAGCATGA